CCCATCGTTTACATAAGTCTTGCACTGTCTTGCTCTTTGTTTTCTTTTTGCACACGGCACTGACAGATGCTTCCTTTGCTTTGAATCGTAACTGTGCTGAAGTCAAAGGCTTTGGTGTGGCAGGGTAAGTGCTGTTCAAACTAACTCCACCAACTACTGCACAGAAAATGAATCGGCTAATCACCACGACACCTCATGCAATTTTTGCATGTAGTGTTTGGCTTTGCCAACGTCATCGCTGTCAGCCTTCTTACCTTGGCGCATGGAATACTTGATGATGTTGCCTTTGAGGAATCCACGGAACTCCTCAGGTGTTAACACTGCTTGCATCACATCCCATGGTTGTACAAACATATCTTTGTAGTGGCTACCGCCTACTTGTACGTCATCTGCGCTCATGCGTAGTCCCCTTCCGTTGTGTGCTCAGTCAGTCGTTTCTGCAATCTAATAATACGTGCCTCGTTGTATTGAATCGCAGCCCTTGCATACTCAGCCGCAGTCTCAGCTTCCAACTTGCGTAGGTGTGCCTCATGCAGTTCGTGAGCAATGATTTCATGGATGGTCTTTGCCCTGATTACATCCTTGATGTACTTTATGGTTGTTTCTCTAAAGCCCATTGTTGTTCTCCTCTTTACGATTCATGATGACATCAAAGCCAATACAAAGCCGCTTACCTTCATACGTTGTTGGCTTGACTTGGTGTTGTAAAAAAGATTCCCACATCAGTAAGTCACCTTTCTTTGTAGCGACTGTCCATGTGCCGGAATTAAATATTGTGTACTCTTTGACATCAATAGGCGCTCTGTCGTATCGCTCAAGTAGAGTTTGGAAAGTAATGAAACCGGAATTCTCAGGTATCTCAACATAGAAACAACCTGAGAAATTTGTTCCGTAATGATTGTGGGGCTTGTGGTGAGAGCCCGAAGTCATTTCATTTATCCAAATGCTGGCGCTCAACTCATAAGGTTCTGTTGAATAACCAAGAGTAGTAGCAAACTCTGTGGCGCATTTACAGATAAATTCTTTGAGAAGCGCAGAACTTGGTAACTGAACTGAGTTTGTACGGCCGCTGTCATAGTACTTAATTGACGTTTTGTAGCTAGCCGTCCCTTCTGTTTCGACTAACTCTACCTGCCCATCAAACAAAGACTTGCCGTACTCAACAAACTCTGACGCATCAAATCTTGCCAGTGGTAGTGCGTATATCGGTTGTATCTCCATCAAGCTTCCCTCGCTTTCAACATTTCATCTGCCACCATGTAAGCAATCTCAGCAAGTTCATCAGTTGGATACCTAATGCCTGAGTTTTCAGACAACATACCTTGCATAGCTTTTGCCGCAAAGTAATCACGCAATGTCATGCCTTCTTGATATCTCACGGTATTACCCAAATCAATTGCAATTGGAAATGCTGGTTGGTTATTCATCGTCATTCTCCGTGTATAAACTTTCAGTTATCAGTTGTTGCTTGACCAACTCCAACACGCCAATGACGCTGCACATGTAGAGCGACTCGTCATACTTGTGAATGAGTGTGAGCAGTTCATCAACCAAACCATTTGCTAACTTACCTTGGTCAAGAATCATGCCGCCATCCTTTGCATCATGTCAATGTTGAATTTTCTTGCACGACTCTTTGCTTGACGTTGTGCCGCAGTTAATTTCTTACGCTGTGCGTCTCGAGCTTCACCAATCTTGTATACCTTGATGGAGTCACGACCACGGCTGTCTTTCTCCCAAGCGCAGATGTAAGCCGCACCAGCCGCACGAAGTTCACGTGTGTACTGAAGTACAGTTACATAGTGCAGTCCTGTTTGTTCTGCCAGTTCTTGGCATGTGTAGACACCATCGAGCATCAGCTTGATAAGCTGTGCTTGAGCGATAGCGTTGATCTTGATGACCTTCTTACCTCTGTTGTTTGGAGGGTTCATGTCAGTCGTTCTCATTCTGTAGTATGTAAAGTATCCATATCAGAACGGCACCAAACGCAACAACCACGAATCCACCAAACAACATCAGCAGGAATGTAGTAAGTACATCCCACATCACGCCACCTCAACTTCCGCTTGGGTTTCAATCCACACTTTGGCACCGCACGACAATGGTTTGTCAGGGCTGTACACAATACGACTTGCGCCTTTGATGTCCACAGTGTGTGCGTACTTATTTTCTTTGTACGTTTTTACCGTTAGCACTGGGTCGTTCGTGCCATTCTTTGCGTTGGCTTTGATGACGTGTTGGTTCACATGGATGATTGTTTTCATGTCAGCCCCCGAACAACTCTTTGAGTTTGTCGTATAGCGCACGGGCCTCGATGATAGACATAGTACTAAGCAGTTCGTTAACGTCATACTTAGTGAGTGACTTGGGTGCGGCTCCTGGTGTGGGTTGAGTAACCTTGACTTTCTTAACTACAGGTTTGGCTACACGTTTCTTGTAACGCTTGGGTACTTTGCGCTCGTAAGAATCACTTGTGGTGAACCATTTGTATGGTTGTGTGCTGTCATCTCGGTTAAGTTTGCCGGCGTTGTACATCTGAGTCAGTCGGGTAGATGTGTCAGACTGCCCAGTGCCAAGCCCTTTCATGACCTCTACGTAGGTACACCTTGGGTGGTTGTGGACATACTGCCATATCGTCGCCATCAGGCTGGTGTTTGTTGGGTTCACGATTTGTTCCTCAGTTTGTACATCGTCGTCGAATTTGAGATTTTCAAGTTTCATAAGTTCAGTCCTTAAGTCTGGCATTTCACTTTCCCTCCATACGTCTTACAACCATGTCGCTTGTGATTAAGTCACGCACCTCGTTCATATCTTTGGCAACATACCGCTTTGGTAGGGTTGCTTCATCACCAACCTCCACAATGAACCCATTCTCTACACGATTGATTCGCACAACTGTGTCTGTGGCTCGATATGTTTGTGGATACGCTGCTTGTTGTGGATGTATTGCTGTGTGATTTGATGTCCACATTGCGTTGGGGTTGTTGGTTACAGTTCCAAGGATGCCGTTCATTTGTTGCTCCGTTGCGTGATAGGTGACTCTGCCTCATACGTCTTCTCATATGGGTCGAGACCAAGGTGAATCATGAGTTGGACAAGGCGTGACTCGATACGAGCCAGCCGCTGAGCTAATGCTTTGATGTCATCAGACATTTGAACTCCCTGCCGCACTTGCCAAGCGAGCACCAACAGCCGCCGCTACAGCACCATCTGTGTCGATACCCTTCAAGATATCCAATGCTGAGTTGGTTGGTGTGCTACGCTCAGCTTTCTTCTCAACACGCACGATGTACTGCTTGGGGATATAGATGCGAATATCAGGCCACAGCTTGAGTGCTTCGTTAAGTGACTTGCAGTTCTCCAAGAACTTCATCACATCCGTACGAACCTTCTCCCATCGCACATCAACCTCAGCAATCTTCTTACGATAGACAACATACTCAGCAATCAGTGGGTAATATTCATCTACTGCAATAGCGAATGAGTAAGGTCGTGTGTTTGGGGGACACGATAAAAGCGTATCTTTGAAGTTCACTTCAAAAGAAGCTTCACGTACGATGCTGTCTTCTAAGACGTACTTGGCTTTCAAGGTCACGTCATCACGCATCACCATCCATTCTTTGGGCATCACTGCTTCCAAGTGACGGTGTTCACCCCACACCTTATCTTTCAAGTCCTCGGGAATTGTGTTGAGTGTGATGCTACTGGGTACAGCAGGAATTGCCCCTGCATCCTTGCGCTGTAACTCTTTAATCTGTTCTTTGACGTTCTGTCTAAGTTCGCTGCTAATTGCTACGTATGCCATGTTAAATCTCCAGTTCAGTTAGTTTGTTGTTTGCTTCAAGCCAGTCAATTACTGCTTCGTCAGTTGTTAAGTAGTCATACTCCTCCCTTAGTTTTTTATACAAGTCCCTCATGTGTTGCTTCATGTTCTGCTCAATCTCACGGTCAATGGCAAGGAAGTCGTAGCTGTTAACCACGTGCTTCCAAGTGTCAAAACGCAGAGTATCTTTCTCTTCATCGTATGGGTTGACACCCATGTGGATATCGCTATCAATCAACACACTGTTTTCGTGGCAGTAGCGTCCTCGATGAAACAACATACACGACCAACAATCTTTTGCGAGGGATGCGAGTGTCTCGTCGTTGTACCCTAGGTGCAATAGATATAAACCCCAATCTACTACACGTCCATCGAAACAAGCACCATCCCCCTGATGCCAAAAGCCGCTGAAGTATATGTTGGCAACACTTACACCACGATTACTCATGTCTTCTTCAAAGATAGAAAATGTGTATTCGTACCACTTAACATCCTCTACGTTAACGTAGCGATACTTATCTAGCGTTTCTTTGCTGTACTGGCATTTGGACATATGCACCCTCCGTTGTGTCGTACATGTATCTACGCATTAACTCCAAGCCCTTTTGCACTGCGTTATCCAACAGTATCTTGCGTTGTTCTTCAACGCTACGCTGTGTCCACTGACCATTCTCGTTGTAATAACTCAACGGTGGCATATCTACTGAGTGAATTCCAGCGACAACGATGGCACGGGCATCATCCCCTGTAGGTTCATCCAAGTTGATATCTTCCAGCTTGAGTGAAGGTATGGTCTTCCAGTTGCGACGATGCTCAACCAAGTCACTGAACGCACCCATACGTGCCATACCCATGGTTAACTTACGCAGTGTGCGAGTCTTCTGAGAGGCTTCAGCCACGTGCTTCTTACTAACTACAACACTTATGTCTTGCTTGGGGTTGAGTAGCTTGCGTTCTTTCATATCAATCTGAAGTCCTGCAAAGAACGGCTGGTGTTCCCCATAAGTGGGGTAGATACGAGTGATATGTTCTCGGTTCTTCAGAGCCGCATTCCTAAAGACATTCATATTAAGCAAGTCTGTGAAGCGATGTGGCAACGTGATTTGTTGCTTGCACCCCTCAACCCTGCCGTCTGAAAGTATTGTGACGATGTCGTCTCGGTTGATTCGCATCAGTGGTAAGCCCTCTTCTCGACTCACACCAGTGCCACGCCCTGCATACCAGCCATGGTATTTGACAACGAAGTCGTCTCCATCCATTGTCAGTCGGCAGTCACGCTGTACTGCTTTCCAATCTTTGCCTCGTCGCTTTGCCCATGCTGATTCGCATCGTTCGTAAGTAATTCCCATAAGTCCTCCAAGTGATTAAGTCATTTCAAAGTGGATGTTCTCTCCGTGTGGTGCCTCGATATCACTGCTGATACACCATACGATTGGATAGTTTTGTGCTTCACCGAAGTCGGTATAACCATCGGTCAAACATACAAACACATCGGGGTTGATACCCTGCTCATCGCAATAGTCGAAGCCTGCTGGCATATGTGTGCCACCGCCGGAGAAGAACTCAAGGGTAACTTCCTCGCCGCACTCGAACTCCACATGACGCTTAACTTCAGTGTCAGTGTAAAGAACGTGTACTTTCTCGGGTCGGCACTGCTCAGCAATGCGTGATAGGTGACCTGCATAGTGGTCAAGCTCCTGCTTGGAAATCGATCCAGATACATCGACTTGCACCACAAGTTCACCCATTTGCGGTAGCTTGTCTACGCTTGGCAGATACACATCCTCGAAGCGACGATTAGGACGCCGCCATGTCTGACCCTGATTGACACGGCTAACGCAGTGCTTCTCAAGGATTTCATACCAAGGTGTTTTGACGTTGAGGATATCGGCAACGATACCAGCCAGTGTGCTTGATAACTGACCACGCATCTTGGCAGCCTGTGCCGCTTCAGCAATCTGCACTTTAATCTCGCCGTCAATCTCACGAATCTCATCTTGGGTCATGGGTCTACCACCATCACCTTCAATGATGTCGTCACCGATACCATCGCTAGGGTCGCCGCTACCGCTACCGCTGTCATCGCCGTCACCTCCACCGCCACCTCCGCCGTCATCGGGCAAGTTGTCGTAGATAGTCTCGACTGTCAAGTCTTTGGAGCCTGCCATGTCCACACAGTTAGGAATACGCTGACCAATCTTGCTGTCGTCTAGCGTATCGTTAATCCATGCGTCACCTGCATAGTTCCACTTCTTGCGGTTGCGTGAGCCTACTCGGTTGGCATGTTGACCGATGACATGACCTACCTCATGACACAAGCCCCATACAAGCTGAGGCACAGTCAACTTCTCGGTGAAGTCAGGGTTGTAGTAAATCGTAGCTTTGCCATCAACTGCCAATGTGGGGATGCTTCTAGTCTCGACCATCTTGCGTCGTAGAAGTATTGATGCAAAGAACGGATGGTCAAGCACAATCTGTGCTTTCGCTTTGTCCATTTTAGTTGCCATGTGTTACTCCAGTTCTGTTATGTGGATTCTGTTTTCTTTGTCTCGACCTACTTGTAGCTTCTTGTCGGCTACTCCCTTGATGATGTAGTCCAGCATGGATGTCGTTTCTTTGTAGATCGACAACCTCTTGCTCACGCTAATGAAGGCTAGCACTGTGATGAGCCAACCAACAATGAGCACTACCTCTAACTCTGTGAATGTAATCATTTCATACTCCGTATAAGAAACCCATCTGCTTGGCAATGTCGTCTAACTTCGCCGCTGCTTGTTCCCGGACGATTGGTGACTCACGCAACACAGCCACGTTGTTGGAATACTTAGATATCGCATCGCCAATGGCGTTCGCCATGTCCACAATATCAGGGTCTTCGTTGACGTTGAGCTTCTTCGCCATGTCGATACCCTCGATGACATTCTCTACCGCACTGTCACGGAAGATATGTCCCTCAGTACCGATTGGCTTGTTGAGCTTGTCGACCAAGTGCTTGAGTGGCTCCATCATGCGTTTAATGACCTCCGACCTTGCACGCTGTGCGACTGAGTCCATCTGGCTGTTGAACGCATCCATGTCTTCTTCACTGATATCGAACAGGAAGTGTCGTGCATCGGGCAGTGGTGAGAACACCAACTCGATACTCATGGCTTGTTCAAACTGCTCAGCCGTTGGGTAGTCATCCAAGCTTGGTGCTACATACTTGGTAGGCTTGGGCTTGCCCGCGTCTCTGGCGATGCGAGATTGGATATCAAGCTGAACATAGTCGTCATACTTAGGCATGACTGCATTCTTCATAGCCTCGACTTCTTGCCTGAGTCGTCGCATGTTGTTTGCATAGTCTAAATACTGCACAGTGGGCAGGATGCGTGGGCCTTTGTCAACATACGGCAGTGTGTGCGTTTTGTGAT